GGCGATAACGAAATAACTTTGCCATAGTACCAGTCAGCAGGTCGTCTTGCTTCAAAGACGTTTTCTGCAATCTGTTTCATAGCGGTAAACATATCAGGCACTAAACTCACCTCGGATTCCGCTCAAATACAGATCCATCGTGTAAAGACCGTTGCTGAACGTGTGCTTGGCTTTCTCCACGCACATATAGTTCTTGATATTGATGTCACCCAGGCCCATGCCGACACAAACCGAAGTACCGGCTCTGGCTCTCACATCCCCGAACACCTTCTGCATGGTCAGCTCACGGTGGATGACGTTGTAGTATTTCATGAGCGCTTTCGCCTTGGTTTGCAGGTCAGCGGTGTTGAGGGCGTTATCCAGCTTTTCGTAATATTGGAGCGTGCCCCATTTGCTCTGGCTGGCGGTATTGTTCATCACATGAACCTCTCGCACGCCGGTTTCATCATTGTCCCACGCCAGCTTGATGCGGTTGTACACGTCACTGTCAATCGAGGACGTGTAGCTGTAACCCTGCGCCGTGTCCTCGTCGATGTAGAGCGGCAGGAGCAGGCTCTCGTAGGGTTTGAGGCACAACTTGCCGAAATCGTCATACAAGACGTACACCTTGCCGG